ACAAGGTGGATCTCCTCAAAGAACATCAGCACAATATCTAGTTAAAGCACCTCACACTTTCCAAATTGAATACCTACATAGAGGTGAGGACGGTGATCAAAATAAGTTTTTGAATAAGATAAAAGAATGTGCCTTATTAAGTGTGGGTGTAAACTATACGCCAAACAATAATTATGCAACATTTAAAAATGGAGCACCGGTAGCAGTGGAATTATCATTAGCTTTTAAAGAACTTGATCCAGTCTTTAATGATGAATACGGTGATGGTGATGGAGATGTAGGATTCTAAAATGTCAAATTACTTTTCAGAAGTTCCAGATTTTGAATACGTCAGTAGACTTCCTGACGCTAAAATTTCTGATTATATTACTGTTAAAAACCTCTTTAGAAGAGGATTCTTGAGAGAGGATATCTTTCAGGATCTTACTTTCTTCACGAAATATCAAATTCAGGGCGATGACCGTCCTGACAATGTAGCGTTTGAAATCTATCAAGATTCATCTCTTGATTGGTTAGTTCTAATGGCAAATAATGTTATTAACATTCAAAATGAATGGCCAATATCTAATAGCGTATTTGACGAACTAATGACTGATAAGTATGAAAGTTATGAAAATTTGATAGGTGGTATTCACCATTATGAAACAATTGAAGTGAAAGATGCTAGTAGTGTTGTGATTGTAAAGGCAGGACTTCAAGTAGAATCAATATACTCTGTGACCTTTTTTGATGAAAGAGCAAACGAACTAAAAACAATTACTCCAACAATACCTGTAACAAACTATGAGTATGAGCAAAAAATAAACGAAGGAAAAAGAAATATCTATCTATTAAAACCAAAATATATCCAGGTAGTTCGTGATGATCTAGAAGATCTTATGACATACGAAGAGGGTTCCACTCAATATGTAAGTGAAACCCTCAAACGTGCTGAAAATATTAGATTATATCAGTAATTACTCTTCAGCAAGTTTCTGGAAGTAAGATAAAGCATCATCTTCATCTGAGTCCGCAGACTTAGTAGAAGTGATGTCTGGTGCATTGAAATCAGCAGCAGGAGGTCTGCTTGACTCAAAGTTTGGAGTGAAAGATCCACGACCTTCGCTCTCACTTTCCAGTTCCTCATCATGACGACGAGGTGCAGACTTCTGTCCCAATACCATCTTAAGACGGTTCTGCAGTTGATCATAGTCTTTGAACTGATCAGCAGCAGTAAGAGCACTCAGTGAATACTCTTTCTTCCATAAGGCTTCAAGAGCATCATCGTCTTCTAGAAGTGGTGCAACCTTATCAAACTCAGATGAATCATAGTTCCAGTAACCCTGGACCTTCTTCAGTTTCAGTTTAAAGTTAGCACCACCCCAGAAATCAAAGGGATTGATAGGAGTTTCATCTTCAAACTCAGGTTGCATTGCTTCCATAACCTTGTCAAAGATCTTCTTACCAAACTTATACAAGAAAACCTTACCTTCGTTTTGTGGGTTTGCTTTGTCCTGCACAACATAAATGTTGGCATAATAAGACAGTTTACGCTTCTGCTTACGAACAGTTTCCTTGTCAGAGTCAAGACCACTGTTCCACAGTTCACGATTGTGCTCTGATACAGGGTCTTTGTGTCCCAATGTAGTCAAGGAGTTTTCAATATACCAACCACCAGGACCTTGGAAGGCATGGGAATACATTTTTGCCCAGGGCAGTTCTTCTGCTTCAGGTGCGGGCAGGAAACGGATGACTGCATAACCGTTGCCGGTCTTGTCCATTTCAGGTTTCCAGAGACGGTCATCTCCACCGCTGCTGGTATTGTTCATCTTCTCAACTTCTTTTACCAATTTAGAAGTTAGCGAACCAAGAGAAGATTGCTTTTTAAGGTCTGCGAAAGACATAGGATTACCTCGGATTTGTACGGATTTGGCTTGTGTGTACCCTTATATTCTATAGGTCAGAATCAGATTTGTCAATCTGGGTCTTCATCACTTCAAGCATTTTAGTCATGTTATTAAACACAACATTCATATCAGTCCCATCAGGGAGACCCATTAGTTTAGCAGATTCAATGATATTTTCTTTCATCTGCTTTGCTTCAGGATCATCGGACAAACTCAATCTTGTAAAAAGAATGCGTTGTTTGTCAATTAATTTTTCAAGTAGTGCTACATGAAATTTTTTTTCTTTATTGTCCATTGAGGGAAACTTGAACACATTACCATAAACTTCTTCTTGAAGTTCTTGGATCTGTGTCATTTCCGCACGGACTACATCAGAATCGAAGAAACTCATTCTTCAGAGGTTTCCTCTTCAACTTCGGTCTCTTCTTCAACGACAACATTTGACTCCTCAATTTGAGAAAGTGCATCAATCGCGCCAAGAACTTTCAAGTAAGTGACACGAAGATTTTCAAGTTGCGTTTCCATCTCAACTCTCTGCTTTTTCAGATTTTCTAATACTTCAGAATTATTAAGTGCCATGAATAATAACCTCTTTTAAAATTTTTTTGTAACGGGGTATGTCGATATTTAGGAATGGAGAATACTTCTTCATTTTCATGCTTACGGATTCCCACACCGGGTCAGTGAGTTTTTTATCCCACTTCTTTTTGTAATCAAGAATATGATCCAAGATTACCATAGTTTCTAGTGAAACTCTACTACTCAAATATTCTTTGAGAATTTGTGGATGTCTTGAACCATCCATAGAGAACATAGCATCGAAATCATTGTCTGCAAAGACCAACTCTGATTCTTCTTTGAAGATATATGAGAGGGACTGTGTTCTCTTTTTCCATGATGTATATCTACTTTCACCATTGCGGATCATTTCTCCTATCCAAAGTTTACTTGGATCAGTGCAGGTGATAAAGTTAGATATAAAAAACTCTTCAACTTCTTTATCAGATTTAGATCGTGCAAATTTTTCAAACCAAAAGCGATCTTTACGTTTATAAAAAGACTGCACGGTGGCGCGACTTTTACCACAGTATTTGTGGTAATCATACTTGTCCTTTGTGAAGTGGTTCTTCATCGACAAGTAACAACGATATGCATCAAACGGCATCATCAAAAAAAGTAATAAGGGGATTTTTTGCCGGGAATTTTTTTCGCCCTTTTTTGGAATTAAAGGGGCAATTTGGCACGGGAACTGCGCTTTAAGAAATTAAGTTCCAATGCTTGGCACTTAATTTTTTCTTTGAGCGGTTTGGAGATAAGTTTAGGGACTGACTCTAAATCAATACTATTAAGTTCACAGAAGTGAACAATAGCATCAATGTAATTCATGTCAGCATTTTTTTGGACTAGAGATTCTATTTCCTGTGCAAAACGAGAAGGGCAAAAGAATTTACTTTCCAATACTTTTTCTAGTTCATTCTCCATTCTCTGTCCTAAGATTGTGAGATACAAATTCTTTAATGTAACGAACTAACAATTTAATATAGTCCCCTTTGTTTCTTTTGTCAAATACTTCAACATCACCACCAGGTGTAACCATAATAGTGATAAGTTTTTTGACCGGGATGCCTGTAAGTTCATAGTAAGCAGTTGCGTAGAACATTTCTTGAACGAAATAGTTCTCTAACCACTTTTCAGGTTTAATCTTTTCAGATGTTTTAAAATCGATGACTGCAAGTTCTCCTTCGTATTCTGCTATACAGTCAACTCTACCAGCCAGTCCAAGATACTCTGAATATAGAGTTCTTTCTATGGCGTGTATATTATTTATCTTATCAAGATATGGTTTAGCATGATGAAACATAAACTGAGTTGCAGGTCGAAACTCATCCCAGTTTATTTCATTGTTCCTCATATAAACTTCAACTGCTTCATGGAAGTCAGTTCCACGAGCAGTTGCTCTCTTGGTAATTCGATTTGCTTCTTCAATACCAATTCGCTTACGCCACTTGATAAAGATCTGTCGATTATAAAAAGAAGTTACCGATGTAATAGAAGGCACCCACTCTCCATTTGGAAGGTTGTAGAGACGGATGCCATTTGTTTCTTTTTTGTTTAGTTCAAGGTCACCAAGGTAATTACAATGCTCAAAAATCATAAATTCAAATCCATTTTCGCAACT